TAGATCATCGGGCGCATAGTTTCTCCGTATAGAGAGAACTAATCGGCTACCTTCTTCTACAGTTACTATGTAGGGTAATTTTATTCCTGTTGGTTGACCGTCACCGTCAACATCTTCAAAACCTTCTAAATCTAAATTAACATGACACTCTAACAAAGTGTACATAGTTTCTTGTTTACCAGTTTTCTTAGTGCCATCTAACTCTCGCTCTTTTTTCTCAATATCGTTTTGTTCAACGTTTCCTGGTGGCGCAAGTTCTACATCTTTATAAAAACCATTTACTTGTTGTTTTCTTAATTCATTCTCTGACATTTTAACAACATGTATTACAGCTTCTGCATCATCTAAACTTGTTGCAGTATACGGTACGACTAGTTCATCTGCAGGTACAAATTTAGATACTACTCTACCTAACGGTACATCGTAATAAACTTTTTTAAATGTAGATCCAGCTAATGGTAAATGAAATAACATTGAATCAAATTCTTCTTCATATTCTTTCATTTGATCCATAATTAAATAGTTCATGTAATCTTTTACACGGCCAGCTTGTTGTTCTGTTTGTGGATTTTTAATACCTATAATTTGAGTTCTTACTGGTCCGTCACTTGGTAATAATTCTTTATAAGCTTGTGCTTGAAACTGTGTTACTGATTCTGCAAGAACTGGGTGTGTTGCACCTGAAGCTCCTTGAAAAGGTTCTGTTCTGTTTTCGTATTTAAAACCAAGCAAGTCTAAACCTGATTTATAAGATTGTTCCCAATCTTTTCTTGATGCTTTGTAGTCCATATAATTTTGAACCATGTCACCGCCCACAGGGTCTACAACATCATCAGGTAAAATGTCTGCTAGATTATCAAAGTGTGATTCTGTTCCCGGTATATTTATAGCTCCCGGTTCAAAGTCTATCGTTGCGCCGCCGTCTTCTTCTGGTGTAACCTCTACAGGTCCTTTTTCTACTTCTTCCTCTTCAACTTGTACTTTTGCTACTTCTTCCTCAGTAGGAATATCTATTTCAGTACGAGTGTTACTAGGGAGTCCTTTATCTATATCTGCCATTTATTACTCCTTTATCTTCTTAACATTATTATAATCAATAGGCAACCCATCTGGTGCAGGTCCCGCTTCTGGCGCTGGACCTTCTTCTACGCCAGCTTGTTTAGCTATTCCTCCACCTGCAAACTCTAGCTCTCTTGTAGGATCAGGGAATAATGTGTCCATAATTACTCTTTTTAAATTTGATCTTTTTGTTGCTCTTTCTAAATTTTTTTTAGCTTCTTTATCTTCAACTCTTTTCTTGCCTTTTTCAAAAAGTTCTTTTGCGTCTTCTAATTTTAAATCTGTTTTTATTCTAGGCTGGGCAAAGTCGCTATCTAATCCAGAAAAGTCTTCTGCTATTTGAGTATCCATTTCATCTTGTTTAACAACACTTCTTGCTTCTCTTTCCTCTGGTGTAAGAGCAACTAATCTTTTTGTTGCACCAATTAAATCTGTTCCAATAAATCCTTGCTCTAATGCTTCTAATACTGGTTTGCCCTCTTCGTAAGCTTTGTAAGTATCATATGCAATTACAGGTGTAAAAGCTAAACCTAAAAGTTTTCCACCAGCTTTTAAATAATTTTTTTTCATTAAATCATCTGGGATGGTTCTAGCCATATCAAATAAGTCTTGTAGTAGTGGCACTCTTGCATTTAATTGTGATGCAAAACTTACACCTTTTATTTTTGATAAAGCTTGAAGATCTATGTTTTTTTTACCTAACGCTAATAATTCGTCAGCTTGTTCTTTTGTTATTTGAGATAAGTCTAAATCGCCTAGCTCATCTGCAAAGCTCATGCCTTTTCTAAGATCAAAACCTTTTGATTTAGTTGTTACGTTTCCTTTAGCATCAATGTCTGCTAGTTCAAAATCTATAAGACCAGCTATTGGTCCTTTAATATTATTTTTTAATCTTGTTTGTTTAGCATTAGTCTCGTCTATAATTTTTCTTCTTTCCTCTAAAGTTAAATCAGGGTTTTTTAATAAATTATCTCTGTTATTTATAATAGCATTACGTGCAGCTTCTATCTTCATCATTGGCTCAGATCTATTTAAAGATGCAGGTATTAAAGAAAATCTATTTAACGCTTGTGATTTAAATTTAGGTTGACTGTGATGAATAACTAAATCTTTTGATAGGTTTGGATATTTTTTAGTTTTGTAATTACTTAGATTATAATAAATACGATAAGGGTCTTGTTTCTTATACAATGCAGCTTTGTCTCTTCTATCGGCTAACTCTTGCTCTGGAGCTTTTGGTTGTTTTACTTTTCCATATTCTTTACTAGATTTTATTTTATCAATTTCTTTTTGTAGTTCTAATAAACTTGACTCCGTAGCAGTAAACTGTTTGTTTTTGTAAAATGCTTTTTGTAAATTTTTATCCGTTATTTTTAATCTAAAGAATTTATTCCCTGCCGTATTAGTTTCAGGAATTATTCTAACACCTCTAATATTTAAGTCTCTTGCTCTCTTAATTAAATCTTCACTAACTTCTGAAACAACGCCTGCTCTTTCTCCCCTTACGGTTTTAGATTTTTCAGCTGCTAATTTTGCTGCTTCTAGTTTACTCAATGGTTTTGCGTAATCTTTTCCTTCAACTAAATAAGATTTAATTGTCTTAGATGCTCTACCTGTGCCTTGTATTATTTCATTCTGTGTAGGTATTCTTCCATTGTTAGCAAGAAAATCTTGTACAAACTTTTTTAACTCATCTGCAATACCACCTCTGTTAAATTCTATTCTATCAACTTCTTTATTAATTTTTACAAAATTACGAAACGCTCCACGAGAGGGACCTATATTTTCGACAAGATAATTCTGCATGTCGTTAAATTTTTTTAATTCCATTATTCTCCTAACATATAAGCTAGGCCGCCGGCAGCTTTTTTAATTGGTGGGGACTTTTTAGAAACTTCTTCTATAATTTCGTCTACGCTCTCAATACCATCTTCAATGTCTTTCATTTTACCTTCCGCGTCTGGTTTAATAGTTATTTCTTCGTATTCATCTGGTGGCAGTCTACCTTTTGTAGTTTCGTCGGCTTGACCTTTTTTAAGGACCATATATTCTTCTGACATAGTTCCTTCCATGTCTCCTACTACTCCCTCTTTTGTTTTTTTAACAGTTATGTCACCTGAAGTCATATCTTCTTCTAAAGTATAGTTTTTATATTTTTTAGAAGTAGTTCTTTCAACGCTTCCAGTAATATTATCTCCAAACATTTTTATTTTAGCTACAAGATCATAAAAATATTTTGGAGCAGCTTGTGCAACTTCTACTGCTTTCTCTGCAACTATAGGAGCAGCTTTTTTAGCGCCTGAAAAATATTTACCAAGAACAGGTAAGGTTGCAAGTCCGCCCATAATTTTCATAAACGTTCTTCTGTCCATACTACCTTTTTTTAAACCAATACGACCACCGTCTGCTTTTTCTTCTTCTGCATCTGGAAATAAAACATTACCCATTCTGTTTAAAAGAAAACTAGTAGCTATTCCTTGTGGATTTAATTGATATAAATTTTTTAAATAATTAAAATCTGCTCCAGCTTCTATAATATTTTTTATAGGGTTGTTTTTAGGTTTATCTTTAATATTTCTTTGATTAATAGTTTGTTCAAATGTTGATCTGTCATCTACAGGATCAGGACCTTTGTCCCTGCTTGTTGTAACACCACCTGTTGGTGAAACACTCACACTTTTAGCTGTAGCTTTTCTTGTGTCTCCAGACACAGTGCCCATGTCGGCACCACCTTTAAAACCTATACGACCACCGTTTGCTTTTTTATCTATGGGTAGATCCTCAATAATTTTTTTAATCTCGTCTACTGTCTCATCACCTTGTAATGTAATTCCATATTTTTGTTCTATTTGTTTTTGAAAACTTTCAGGGACAGCTCTTGGTTTCATGTCTGTTGCTTTCATGATTCCTGATTTAAGAGCAGCTCCCTCTTGTGAACCACCTATTATAACTTTATCTGGGTTAAGAGTTTTACCCTCCATGTCGACAACTTTTTGTTGTTCTTTAAATTTACTAACTGCTTCTTGTTGAATTTTTATTTTTTCAAGGCCATCTGGTTTTCTACCAGTTGCTTTCATGAAACCCCTTGTTAGTTGAGTAATCATTTCAGCTATTGTCATTCCAAACTTAATCATTAATAATATACTCTTTTAATTTTTTCTGCCTTTTCGTCTACGTAATCTTCAGGGTGATCGATCAGACCGCCCTGTCTGAATCGCATGATAGCTTGGGTCGTAGAGTCCACCAAGTCATCGTGATCGCCATATGGGAAAGCCGCACATTCCTCAATGACTTCCTCAGCAAATTTTTGCTCAGGAGCCCATATCATACCAGATTCGAACAAAGGTGCAACCGCATTTACACGAGCGTGCTTGTCGTTACCTTTTGACGGTGTAAAGTTCACAACCGGTATATCCATTTTTCTTAACTCAAACGTTAATGGTAATCCTGATGCTTTGGCCTCAACTATAACAGATTCAGGCTTCCAATAATCATACTGTTCAAGGGCCAATCTCCTTAGTTCAGGGAACTCGTATCTACCTTTTATAGCATCGAGTAATATTAAATTAGCTCCCTCGTCCTCACTAGGATACCAAACACCCCATGTCGTTATCGCACTGTAGTCGGCTGTTTCTTTTTTTAAAAATGCTGTATCGTAAGATTGTATAACGTGTGATAGTTGTGGAATATCTTCATGTGTATATTTTCTCCACCACTCTCGTTTTAATATGGCTCCTTCTTCTGCTGTAGGATTTTGCATCCATTGTGCGTTCCATTTAGCAACAGGCAGTGTTGCTTGTACTTTCTCTAACTCATCTAGTTTCCAATACTCCGGCCAAACAGGCTTGGGCCGTGTTCCATGGTCCATGATTGCCGGAAATTCGACCACGTGCCACTGATCAGCTTTAGGTTCACTTTGGTTTTTAATTAACATACCTGTTAAATCTTTTGTAGACCATCTAGTCATAACCATAATTATTTTACCACCAGGTTGTAAACGTTGACGAGGACCTGACGTATACCATTCATAGGCTGACTCTAATGCAGTCTTGGACATTGCATCTTGCTCAGAGTGCGGGTCATCAATAATCAAGAGGTCCGCACCACGGCCCGTGATTGCACCACCAACACCAGCTGCGAAATATTCACCACCATCAGATGTCTCCCAACGTCCCGCTGCTTTACTATCTTCTTGTAATCTTGTTTGAAAAATTTTTGTATAATTTTCTGAGTCGATAAGATTCTTTGCTTTACGACCAAATCTTATTGCAAGTTCTGCTGTGTGGGTTGCTTGAATGATCTTGAGCTTAGGATCCCTACCCACCATCCAAGCCGGAAGTAAGTATGAGGCAAACTCCGACTTAGTGTGTCTTGGGGGCATATTAATAATTAGCCGGTTTATTTCACCCGTAGCTAATTTATTAAATTTATCTGCAATGTGTCTGTGATGGGACCCCTCTACAAAATCTGGCCACACACATTTCACAAAAGATAGAAAATCTGTTTTAGCTTTATTCTGTATCTTTTTTTCTGCATGCAACACTTGAAGCTGTTTGAAGGTCTTTCGCACATCT